CCATTCCAAATTCCAATTATTCCATTCCATTCCAAAGGACTTAAAAAGAAAATTGAACTGCTATATATAATCCATGAAAACCTCCAATAACGAAATGAAATCAACAACCTCAAGTGTTAAATCTTTCAAATGCGATTGCTGTGATAAATCCTTTACAGAAAAATTCAACCTTACTAAACATAAGAAAAAACATTCTGAACCTCAATTGAAAAAGAGCGGCGATGATGACATGTCAGTCATCACAGAAGAAGACGACCAACCTGCGTCGTCATCAGGTAAAGAGTGCCGAATGTGTATTAATTACAAGCAACTAATAGAAATGAAAGACAATCGTATTGCTGATTTAGAAAAGAGGATTGAATTGTTAGAAAAGGATACTAAAATCGCAGTCCTAGAAACGAAACTAGATGCGAGAGATATGATGGTGGATATGTCAGGTAATTTTATTGAAAAACAACAACATACGATAGATAATGTGATTCAAATGAAACAAACACAATCACAAGCAAAAGGCAGACCTAGAAAGGCGGATGTCGTTGATGTCGATACTGATGACAATGTCCTTGCTTTGCCTGTTCCTGTGAGTAAAGAAGAACCTAAACCCACTAAAAAGAGAGCCTTGACAAAGGAAGAAATATCTATGCGTGATTATCACGAAAACATGAATGAGATTAATAACAAAATGAAAGCCCCGACTGTTGTCAAATCCACCAAACCGAGAGAAATAGATGCGAACTATTTAGATGAGGTTTGTGGAAATGCCGAGCCATTAGTCAATTTGATTGAACGAGTGTTTGAAAACACCAAGTATTTTGAGATGAGTGATTTGACAGAAGAGAAGTTGGAAAAGTGTAAAATGACAAAGAACGATTACTATGTTAGTGCGATGATAAAATTTCAAGACCATCATTTAAAACCAAGCAAGTCAAAGAACGCTGTCATGGAATATCAGGTAGATTTACAGGGTAAAGAGAAATTCTATAATGCTTTGTTTATTGAGGCATTAGAAAAGCAAGATGTCAAATCGTTTTATTATGTGAAGAAGAACAAGCAATCCTTTTATAAAACGGTTGAGGGTTGGAAGAATTGTGAGAGTGAAGATATTGAAAAGATTGTGAAGCGTCTAGAAAACCGCATATTTAATGTCGCATCAAGGTCAGTAAATATGTTAAAAACAGGTGCTATTCCTCCATCTCGTTATGGTTATACAAAGATTAATTACGATGCTATTAACAGCGGTGCGTCTTTATGTAATATGCCTCCAAATGAGAAACAGTTGCTAGAGGATTTATTCTCGCAATACAAATATGGTTTGATGGAGAGTTGTAATAACGAGAGACAGAGCGACATTTTATTTAAACAGATAAAACAGATTTACGACCCTAAAGCGTTTCATAATACTAGTGTTTGTATTAAATACGAAAAGGAAAGTGAATTGTGTGAGACAGTAAATCCTAAAAATAGTTCGGATGATGAGGACGAAGAAGAGAAAAAATAGAGAAAGTTAAAGAGAGTAGTCTATAAGAGTTGATTTATGGGGTTAATGATAATAATAGTATTTTATAGTTTTAAAGCATAATTGGGTTTAGCGTTTAGATTTGGATTTGGCTATAATATTGAACAAGAGTTTTCTTCCCTCTTTCAAATGTAGTTTTTCACGATAAATCTCCTTATGTTTTTGTAATACATAAGGAGATACAAATACTTTAATTATTTGAGAATAAGTTGCTTTTTGGTGTCGTTCTAAAGCATCAAGTCGTTCTTTTTCTTTTTGTTGATAAGCAATAAGGTATTCTTTATTTCGTCTTGCTTGTTCTTCAAGATATTCACGCTGTATTATTTCATCAAGTCTTTTTCTCTCGTATCTGTCTTTACACGCTTTCATCTCTTTACTGGATATGATTTTAGATTTTTCAATACAATCACAACCGCACCATAAATCTATTTCTGTTTTTGTATTTCTAATTTTAAATAGATGAGACTTTACATAATGACCGCATAAGCAGTTAAATATAGTTTTACCATCAAATATTTCTCTTGCTGAATATCTTTCTATAGAAGTAGTTTTTAAATGTGTGAGATTTACATACTCTTCTAACTGGATATATCGTATTATATGGGTCATCACTTCGTTCCAATTATTACAAGATTCAATTTCACTTATTAATAACATAAACAAAGCGTAAATATTTGGATAATCTTTATTAGATTTACCTAACGCTAATCCATTTTCAAGCATTCCAACATAAGAGGTTCTAATAAATATATCACGCAATTCTTTTTGTAAATCTAAAGATTGTATCATAGTAGATGCTTGTCGTAGTTTAGAATCATAACTGTCTCTTATTGATGTAATCCAGTTTTTCAATCTCTCATCAAAGATGATTGTTGTTAAATTGAGAACCTCTTGTTTTTTAGTGATAATGGTTGTCATAATTTACTACTTCAGTTATGGATAATAACAAATCAATTTTTTATTAAATGTAATCGCATGTTTCGGCGACCCCATTCACAATCCTAAAAGGAGACGCACAACCGTATATGAGACGCTGTTCAATCAAGTTATTACATTGGATTTGCCCTAAATGCGGAGGTATTTGAATGCCGTTATATTTAAATACGCCACATCTAAAGATGCAGCAATTGAGTTGTTCAATAATGATATATTGATTACAATTAGGGCAATTCACTATTAATTGTGTTTCCATAATATATAGCAAAAGAAAAAGGGTTTGATTAGTTTAGTTATTTGTATTCATCCGGGATTACAATTCTAGTCTATTTAAAAGGTGTCTCTAATCCTAAATTCTCAAACAACTCCATAATATCATCGCCGTTCTCCATACCCCACACATATCCCAACTGTCTTAAGACATATTTGAAATCATTATAGCGTTTCCAATCCAGTAGGCATTCCGCTCCAAAGTAGTCCTCGTAATATTTATTACAGTATTGAATAATATCTACAGTCCATTCAAATTCCAAATGCTTTTTAGCGTAGCGTCCAAAGTCTCTTGCCTCACTATTAAAGTATTCAAACAGCACGAATTCCCTTACCTCGTCTTCGTCAGTATATTCTTTTTCTACTAATTGTTCGTGAATGTCGTCATAATGTAGGCGAACCCAATTAGACACAATCTCTTTCACCAGTTCGGTAATATCGCAGTTCAATTCAAATGTCATCTTTAAAGTAGTTGGTTGATGTATTGGTGCTGTTTCTCTATTGCCGAAAAAGCATTTCAATTTTTTCTTTTTCAATTAAAAACCCATCTACTAAAATCTCTTACAAAACGCTATACCACCTAACAGTATTTTATTAGATTAGGGCAAATGTAATGAAAAAGACTTGACAAAAAAAACGGTTTTTACTTTAGAACTGGAGCATTACAAAGTTCGTGATATAAATCTACTAAATCCTCAACATCAACCTCATCATTATCACCAAACATGTCTTCTAATATCAATTCAATCATTTCTTCCATCATATCACTATTTTTAACTGCGAACTCCACAAATGCCGAACCTCCCATAAGTTCTTGAATTACCCAATGAATTTTATCTTCATCCTCCTCATCTTTTACGAGTTCAACTCGTTCCACGAATAATTCGTGATTTTCTATCAATAATTTCTCCATTAACCCATAAAGTATTGCCTTGTTTTCCTCCTCTATTCTTTCGTTCTCTTCTCTTGCTGCTTTTCGGTGGTCTTCAAGTATTCGTTGTAATCTTAATTCGTCTTGTGCGTTGTTGTTTCTCTCTCTTAATTGTTGGACTGACATTTTAAGTAGTTGGTGGTGTTTAGATACTGTTTCGCTATTGCCGAAAAAAGCATTTCATTTTTTTTCTTTTTCAATTAAAAACTGAATAACGCTACTATACACAAAATATACCTAACGCTTTTTTTACATATTTGGTTAAATCTAACTTAAAGAGAAAATATACATAATATGTAAATGTCTAAATTATACAAATGCTGTAATTGTGGAAAAACATATAAAAGACAATCACAGTTAGACACTCATTTAAACCGAAAATTCCCATGTGTTCAAAAAGACATAGATGTTCAAAAAGACATAGATGTTCAAAAAGACATAGATGTTCAAAAAGACATAGATGTTCAAAACATTACTTTAACAATTGAAGAATACCCACTTATAAAAGACATAGAATACGAATATATGTTCCTGTATAATAAAATACATAACTTTAAAAAATTACACAAGTCCAACATAAGACAAGGATTACCTATTTGGATGCAATATATGAGAGATGTTAATAATGAATTTCATTCGCATTATATCTCGTATTATTTTAAACGATTCAGTTGGAAACCAACTATCGCCTTATGTTTAATCCAATTGAAAACTAAATATAGAGAGAAACAAGAGCAACAATGGTGTAAATATAATGCGTCCTTTAATATTAATCATTTTAATAGAATGATGTCTATTAAGCACTCGCAATTGATGACAGATGTTCGTGATTAATATGAGCAAATCCAATAAAATAATCATAATAAAAAATACATTATTATAATTATTACAAAACGCTATACTAACTCTACTTAACCAATTGCGTCATCAATTCCATTTTTTGTTCCAAAGTCAAATCAGGATTATTTAGAATAGCGTCTCGTTTCTGCACCTTTGTAAGTCTTGCTTCCTTCTTCGGTTTTGGTTCTGCAGTTGCCTTGACCTCTGCTCTCTTCTTTGCCTTGCTCTCTTTTTGCTTGAGGTTCTGCTTTTCTTTTTCAACAGGGTCTTTCAATTTAGCGACTCGTTTTGCCTTGATTACCTCTGCGTTTGCAATAGAATACTTTTTGTCTTTCTCCTTAATTTTCTCCTTGTTTTTCTCTCTGAACTCCTTGTTCTTTTGTCTTGCGAGTTCTTTATGTGCTTCAATCTGTTCAGGCGTCATAGCGGCAGTCTTTGCGGCTCGTTTTTGTTTTGACAGTTCCTTTGTCATCTCCTTAAATATTTCCATTTTATAAATCACAGGAACTGAAATGACAGCGTCAAATACAACTGGCGGCGATTCAATAATAACAGGCGGTGGTTCAATTACAGGGACAACCGCAGGAATAAAGATGTCTATAATTTCTTCCTTTTTCTGTTCAACCTCAACCAACAACGGTTCTGACTTTTGTAGCGAAATCTTTCTTGGTTTTTTAGGCGGACACATATCCTCTAGTTCCTCAACGCTTACAATTGTTGGCGTTTTTACCTTCTTCACTTTCTTTTCCTTTACGACGATGTTTGACATTTATATAATAGTGTTTAGATTATTATTTAAGTTGTTTGAGTTATAAATTGCTATTGTTGAAATAGCATTTCAATTTTTTTTAAATGGAACTTATGAGAAACTTCCTACACCTAATACTTCAACTTTTTTAGTCTCGTCTGTTTCGCTATTCAAAAGGAATTCGTTCCCTTTTTGGGCAAAATGAATGATGTGCTTGGAATAGGTGTCGCCTTTGTCAGCTTCACTCTTATAAAACTCATACTGGTCGTCTTTCAGCAAAATTCTCGTGTCATCACATAATACACAATTTGCGTCATCGTCAATGTTATATTGTCGTGGGTCGTCTAAATAGCAACATACAATCGTATTGAATTCTTTGGTAAGGACTTCTTCCCAGTCGTCTCCTTGTAAATTTGCTTTAATGTAAGAATTTAGATGTTTGTTGTAATTCAATTGCTTAATTTTACTTAACTGATGATATGAACCAGTTGGGCGATTATAGAGTTCGCTCATAATTACACCGTTCAGTTTGGTCTGAATATCTTTGTTTTGAAAGTCAGTTTGAGAGAAACCCATTCTATATATTAAGGGTATATAATTTCTTCTAAATACTAACGAGTTTAAAAAACAAAGCAACTAATATATCCATATATTATGGATACGATATACAACGATGACTGTTTTAATGTTTTTGACCAAATTGAAAAAAATAGCGTTAATCTTGTGTTGGTAGATTTACCTTACGGACAAACGGCTTGTAAATGGGATAGTAAGATTGACTTGAATAAGATGTGGGAACAGTTGAAACCGATATGTAAGGATAAATGTCAGTATGTCTTTTTTACAACTACAAAATTTGGAAATGACCTAATTAACAGTAATCCTAAATGGTTTAGATACGATTTGGTATGGGAAAAAACACAACCAGTAGGATATTTGAGTGCTAATAAGCAACCATTAAGAAGCCACGAAATGGTCTATATATTTAGCAATCCAAGTAAAACTCACAAGATTTATACACCACAAAAAACAGCAGGACTTCCCTATAAATGTGTAAGAGGTTCAGACGCTAAAGTATATGGCGTTCAAGAACTAATAACTTTAACTGACAATTTAAGCGGAGATAGACACCCATTAAGTATTTTAAAATACGGACAGACAGACAAAAAACTACATCCTACTCAAAAACCAACCGAGTTATGCGAATGGTTAATCAAATCATTTTCAAATGAAGGAGACACAGTTCTTGATTTTTGTATGGGTTCAGGAACAACTGTAATAGCGTGTATTAACACTAAAAGGCATTACATAGGAATTGAGAAAGATGCTGATATATTTAAAATAGCGGAAGACAGAATAGAGAAACACAAATCTATTTGAAATCCGCTGGTGTCAAATACTCCGTAAATCCTTTTCTATAACGCCTATTAACATCTGTGCTTTCGTTGTCAATAATTAGTGGAAAAAACTTGTCTTTTGTAGCGTATTGATACATGTTAGTTAATTCATCTTTATCAACACCGAAACCGCTCTCTTTCAAAATAATCGCCAATTCACGCATAGAACCACATTTCAATAGCACTAAATAAGAGCAATTATTACGAACTACCTTTGGAATTATAAAATAGTTCTGTGCAAGGTAAGCGATACTGACACCGAATTTGCGACACCGAATATAGTAGTCTATTACTCGCTGTTGGTTCTTATCGTTTTGACAATCATCAATAATCACAAGTGTAGCAAATTCTTTATCAATTTTGGTTTTATCTAACATAGGTAGGTTCTCTAATCCCTCCTTGATTGAAATACTATCGCTTAAACTAGAGAGATATTTATAAAGTGGTTCAGTAGCGTCTTTACAAATTATCGTGATTTGTGAAAATGTCCCTTTCCCTTTACAGAATAGCGAGATGAGATTAACAACCCAGTTGGTCTTTCCGCTTCCACTGGGGGCGACACAACACAGTCGATACGGTATATCGAAATTGTGTAGATGTTTATTTGGATTTGGAAGAGGTTTGTCTAGGAACTCGTTTCCAATCGTTTCGTAGAAATTTATGATTTTACCATCGTCATTGTTAAGTTTGGTTTGTTTTTTTGGGGGCATTTCCTTTCTATAGGTTTATATTAGATTATTTTTGTCTAAACTAATGTTATATGTCAGGTTCTGCATACTCTCCACCTACCGAAAATTTAGTAGATTTCAATTCATCTGTTTTTAAAACCGCAAATGAAGGAACATTAACCTTATCACAAGCAAAAGGATTGTTTTTAGGAAGAACTGGAACACCGAATAGCGTAGCAACAACCACCACTTTTACTGGTGGTATAACCGCTCCCACCGTCGATGTAGGATTAACCTTGAGTGCTGTAAATAATGCAGCATATTTTACTAATTACGCAACATCAAGACAACGATCAGTTATTATCGGTTCAGGAGCAGCAGCATCAGACGATGCAATTTCTATAGGTTATAATGCAGGTGCTGGACTTTATGGTGTGGGGGTTGGAAGAAGTGCTAATTCTAACGGTGATTATTCTGTGGCTGTTGGATATAATGCGAGTGCTGGGGCTACATCATCAACGGCAATAGGAACTGGAGCGACAGCAACAGTAGCGAATTCCGTAGTTTTAGGAACAGCATCCGAAACTGTGTATTGCACAGGGACGACTGCTAATGGGTCGCTTGTCGCAACAAGTGATATATTTATAAATGGAGTGAGAGCAGGTAAAGGGAATTCAACTGATATAACCTGCTCTGCTTTTGGTAGAGACGCATTATTTACCTTATCATCAATAGATACTGATAATAATAATTCTGCTTTTGGTAGAAACGCTCTAAAATTGTTTAATAGAACAAATTCCGGAACATCCTTCGCAGGAAATAATACTGCTATCGGCACATTTTCTCTTGGAAATATAACAACTGGTTTTCGTAATACTGGTTGTGGAACCTACACTTTAGGTAATATAACTGGTGGAGGGGTTTTACCATTATCAACCGGATTAAGAAACACCGCTTGTGGATACGCAGCAGGATATAATTTAAGTTCTGCGGCGAGTGATAATACTTTTGTTGGTTGTATTAGAGATTCGTCGTCTTATACGACAGGTTCAAATAATACTTTAATCGGTTCTCAAATAATTTTTGGAGTAGGAGGAACGACAGTAAATTCAGGTGTGGGTGGTTCAACAGCACTTGGTGCTTTCACTTCGTTCGCTAACTTTTCAAATACAACTGTGATTGGAGGCGGTACTTCTACAGGAAGTCCAGGAGCGGTTGCGACCGCCTCTAATCAAATTATGCTTGGTAGAGCAACAGAAACGGTGATATGTCCGGGGACAGTAGCAGCAATATCATTAAATACAACCAATAATATATCAATTAATGGTGCGGTTTTTGGTGTTGGTGCAGGTGGTTCAAATTCTTTATTTACAGGATTAACAACTGGTGGCGGAGCCGGAGCAGGAATGACTATTTACGGTAGTGGTTCATATAGTAATTTTGGTGATGGTTCATCTAATCGTAATACAATTTTTGGTGCTTTAGCAATGACAAACACACTCTTAAGTTATAATGATGTGACAGTTGTAGGATATGGTTGTCAAAATACAGGAACACTTTCTACTACTGCCGAAAAAATAACTTTGATAGGTGCTACTTCTTCCGCCGCTAATATTGAATCAACCGCAATCGGTTATGGAGCAACAGCAACTTTGGCAAATCAAATAATGCTCGGCAGAGCAACAGAAACTGTGTATTGTCCGGGAACAGCAAGTAATAATTCAATTACTTTATCAGGAGGAATAACGCTACAAACGGCGTATTCCGCTGCACCATCAGCAAATCAATTAGGTTATCAAGTATCAAATATTTCCACAGGTGGTTTTGCGATTGCTTCTTTTACAACGGCAACACCTACTAATATATCTGCGGGAATTTCTCTCGCTACTGGTGTATGGTGTATTGAATACACTATAGATTTATTAGTATCAGTTGCTGTAGCAACCGTTGCGGCACAAACGCTATTCGTCACTTTAGACAATACAGGAACTGGAACATATGCGACAAGACTATCAATTTGTGGAGCAACTCGCATACATTCTACATATACTTATGGGATAGGAGATACTCCAGCGTTTAGCGGTTCATTTTCTTATTATGTCACACCTGCAGATATTCTATATCCAAAATTTCAAATCTCTTATACTGCTGGTCCGACGATTTCAGGAACAAGTTATTATACCGCAACAAGAATCGCATAGGTTCAGTTTAGTTATAATAATCATATAGTGTATGTTAGACCCTATCATTGTTGGAATTATATCCGCCATCGCTGGCTATTTAACCGGTCACCTTCATTACAAAATAGGAAATTCTACTTGTCTTTATGGGTTGTGTTCTGTTTCCAATGTAGAGTTAGAAATGGATAAAGAGAAAGATGTAGCAAATTCGGTTAATTCTGTAAATGAAAATAGTAATAAAGTGTAATATGATGAATGAATATGTTGTTTCTCAAAGGACAAAGGATTTAGTAGAACAGAAAAATATGCTGGTTTATCCCAGCGAGAATAAGCAATACAAATTGGAATTATACAACAACGCTGGAATTTTCTGTGGGTGGATTGGAAAAAATGGTGATTTTGATTATCCATTGCTTTTGGAATTGGTTGAATTACGAAAAATCTCTCTTGATGTTGCCGATAGAATGAGGGCGAAGTTTTGGAAAAAGAATCACAATCAATTTAGAGAAAACCGACTGTTGAAATTTGAGTATTGGTTCTTGTGGAAATAAAATTGAAATTGTTTAAAGACATTCTATAATGTTCTATAATAATGCCTCGCATCGCAACCAATTACGAAACAACTCCAGTCTCCTTTTATCGGTTTGTTTGTAATGACCCTGAAATCAAGAGTAGTTATGTAGGACATACTACTAATTTTAGAGAGAGAAAAACCAGTCATAAAATAGCTTGTAATAATCCTAATAATAAAGAATATCCTCTTAAAAAAAATCAAATCATTCGTGATAATGGAGGCTGGGATAATTGGAGAATGATTGAGATTGAAAGTAGATTGGTAAAAAACAAGAGAGAGGCAGAGCGTATAGAACAAGAATGGATCGAAAAATTGGAAGCAGATATGAATTCTCTTAAAGCGTTTAATGTAAAAACAACAAAAGAAACAATGCATCAATACTATATTAAAAATGTTGATAAATATAAAGAACAACACCATCAATACTATATTGAAAACATTGATAAACTTAAAGAACACCATAAACAATATCGTTTAGAACATAGAGAGGAACAAAATGAAAAAGCAAAAGAAAAGATTAAATGTGAATGTGGCTGTGAAATAAGACGAGATAGTTTGATTAAGCATCTAAAATCACCAAAACACGCTAAATTAATGGAATTAATAATTGCGTCTCCAAACATTTAGAAATATCTATACTTAATATATATGAGTTTGACCAATTTTCAAATTTCTGATCTCGCCAAACGAATGGGAACGCCATTAGAACGCATCTGTTTTAAGGATGATTTGATTGATGAACCACTAAAATACAACAGAGCGTATATAGTAAATTTGAGTGATAGCGTTTTTCAAGATGGGAAACCAGCAGAAGGAACTCATTATGTCGCTTTCTTTGTTAAAAAAAGTGGTAATGGAAAAGTAGAACCAATAGCGTTTGATAGTTATGGTGTTGCTCCCTGTAAAGAAATTATGGATTACATTAATGGTGGAAAAACTCCGCCGTATAATAAGATTGATATTCAGTCAATCGTCGGCGAGCAATGTGGCTGGTATTGTTTAGCGTTTTTATATTATATTTCGTCCTATCCTAATAGATGTCATTCTCTGTATGACGATGCCGAGCATTTTTGCGACTTGTTTAATGATTTGAATAAAAGCAGCGACTGGAAATACAATGAGTATATTCTTAAAACATTTTTTAGAAGTTCGAACAAAGCGGAACGAGACGCAAATCCTATTGGGGTGTTTGGAGATGCTAAAAAGAATAGTCAATTTAACCATGCAAAGGGAATTGCTGATATTGCTACAATAAATTCCAAAGTTTAGGAAAAAAACCATTATATATTATCTCTTGTTTAATATATAATGCCCTATGAATTATTTAAGAGCAGTCCTAAACGATGGGGTGTTAGAAATAGTGAAACTGGTATGGTTCATAGTAAAAGCACATCTTTAAAGAAAGCAGAAGCACAAATTCGGTTATTGAATTCTATGGATTCTCTTACAGGTAAGGGTTTGATACAAGACAAATATATTGAAAATCTAAAAAATCCATCAGATAAATACCCACCAAAAGTTCCATTACCTATGATAGGTAATTTTGATATTGAAGTTCCACCTTACATCATAAAACCGATTGAGAGAAAGGGAGTTCTATCAGGTTATAAATTGGTAAAGACGCTTACCAAAACTCGTAATCTGTCATCAAGAGAAGGAGGTGTGCCGTCAGTTAATCTTATCCCACAAACCCACGAGGTAGATGCGACAGTAAATATGTTAGAACTAAAATCAACACCTACGATAGACCAGTTTTCTAAAAAAGACCAAGCAATTATTAAGAAGTTATTTTTAACCCCAAATAAGGAACTTCGACTAACAAACAAACAGCGAGGATTTCCAGAATTCATGTCGAAAAATATTGAGCGTCATCGTCAATTAGGAACAAGTCAATTGTCTAAAGATTTTGTAATTCCACCACCGAGAAAGCGAGGCAGACCTAAAAAGACAGCAGCACCAGCAACTACTATTGATGATATTGATTTTGGAGAAACACCTGCATCAACGCCCAGAACACCTATTTCATTTGAAACTTCTGTTCCATCAAATTATGAGACAGGAGATGTAGGAGGAGGCGAACCAACACCAACACCAACAAAAAAAACACGAGGCAGACCGAAAAAATATGATGATGATGTAGAGCGTAAATCAATTCAACACCAACAACAGAGAGACAGTAGCAAGAGACTTTATCTGGAAAGTCTAACACCAATCCATAGAGAGAGATATTTGAAAAAGCAAGAGGCGAAAGCATTAAAAGGAAAGGGTATTTTATCTTCTTTAAAAAAGATAGGACGAAAAGTAAAATCTGCGTTTGTAGATATAGGACAAAAAACGGAAACGCTATTTAACAAAGTAGTCAATTCTGATAAAGCATATCCGCCAAATCTTACCGCTATTAAAAATGAATTAGGTAATGAAATCATAACATCACTCCAAATAGGAAGAACACCTGTTCCAAAAGCAATTACATCGGCGATGAATGCTGTATCTTTAGGCGGATTTAATAAAATATTCAAGACATTACCTTACGATAAGTTATTCCATTTGTTTCTAATCATAACAACAGATAAAGGGAAATTCATGCTGGAGAAGAATGAACGCATCAATGTATCCAAGTCATATCCTACGAATGGTTTAGAAACAAGAAATGTCGTAATTCCTAATAACTTGACTGTTAATACTCTTATTGATACAACACAATCATTTATGGGCGGTAATTTTCTACCATACGACCCTGCAAATCAAAACTGTCAAGATTTCATCTTATCGCTATTGAAAGCAAATAACATAGCAACAACTGAATTAGCAGATTTTGTCAAACAAGATACAAGCGAGATTTTCAAGCAAAATCCTAATCTAGCAAAAATAAGCAAAGGTTTAACAGATGTTGGGGCAGCAATCAATGTAATCCAACAAGGAGGTCGTTTAGGAAATTTAAAATCTAATCATATTAATATGGACACTACTTTCTTTCACCAACTTCCACAGGCAGAAGCACAAATTAGGAGTTCGTTAGGTATTCCACAAGCAATGACTATGATGCGAGGTGGAAACCTCAACAGTAGAATAAGAAGAGCATTTCGCTCCATTCCAAAACCAAAAGGACTTGAAAATGTTCGCATTCCAAGTAATCTTGAGGATGTGGTTAGAATTGCTGTTCAACAGAATATGCCCAGCGTATTACGAGATGCTACATCAATCGCAAGTATGGCTCGTGTTCCAACAGATGAAGCGGCGGCAAAACGCTATGGAAAAATAGGATTGACTTATGGACTTCCTGCATTCGGTTCGGCTGTTGGTTCAGTTGGAGGACTTTATGCAACTGGAGGTAATCCTATGGGAGGAATCGCTGGTGCGACTTTAGGAGGAATCACAGGTCGTGTTGCTGCTGAACAAGCAAATAAGGCTATTGATGGTTCAGGAATGAGAAAGCGTAGAGGACGACCAAGAGGTTCTGGTTTTTTCAATAAGGTATTGGATAAACCCTTTACCGCTCGTCAAGCGATAAGAGGTGCAAAAGCGTTGCCTTCAACTGTAAAAAGCATTACAGACGATATCGCTGGAGCAGGTATGACGGACGGACTAGTTAAAATCCCTAGAGTGAGAGGAGTTACAGCACCTATAGTTGATGTTCCCGGAATATCGTCTGGTGTTATGAGTGGGCGAGGTTCAAGACCAAAGAAGGGTTCGCCAGAAATGCGAGAGAAGATGCGACGATTGCGTGAAATGCGTAGGAAAAGCGTATAAGACATAATATGATAATTAATAACACAATTAATTATTATATATAATACGAAAGTTAAGCGTTAAGTATTGTTTTATGTATAAAAAGATAAGCAAACGCTTAACAATAAATTTTTTATTTAGCACGCCCTTAATAACACAACGATAAAACGCTATTTATAAACTTATAATATGATAATTAATTTAATTGTTAAGTTAATTATCATTTAAAGAAAGTAGTTGCTTAATATTTATATAATGGAAGACACAATAAATAGATGTTTGAAAATTCAATCACTTCTCGCTACTGAATATCAGCGTGTAGAGAAAGAAAGACGACTTATAAAACGCTTAGCATCTAAAGCAAGACGAGAATTGGAAAAGCGAGACTTACTTTTTGAGATAGATGTTCTGCACAGTTGATGACGAGGTGCCCATATCATGACTTACAGCGTCCATCTCTTTTTGGATTTCTATTTGAGAACCGAACTTGGTTGTCAAATAAGAATGTCGTAGCGAGTTAATGCTACTCTTCTTTCCAAATATTTTGTTTAGACGCTGGGTCATCTTTACATTCGTCAGTTGCGAACCATTATTGTCAAACAATAGAAAATCAACTGTATCAGGAATTACCTTTATCCATTTAGTTAGAATGCTTTTTAGTTCTGGCGGAACAGTCAGCGTTTGTTGCTTGTATGTCTTCGCCGTTTTATACTTATTAAAAACCATTTGATTCTTCTCAAAGTAGTTGTCTTCCTCTTTGGAGTAATTTCTAATTTTCATCAAACAAAAATCCGTGCTTCGTCTCGGCGGAACATACACTCCTCCCAAAATACAAATAATTATGTAATTTTGGATTTGCTGTAAATCAGACATAGATAGCGTTTTTTTCTTATACAAAAAGGTCGCCTCTTCTTTCAATTTATTCAAGACACTAGTAATATCATCTTGGTTTAACCAACTATCTTTCTCCTTATCGCTCTTGTCATGTGTATCCATAATAGTATTATACTTTGCTATGTCAGACAACATCTCATCTCGGTAAGGTTTCTTATCTGTAATGACAACAAGAGCAGACAGGATTGATTTGCGTTTGCTTGGTTCTAAATCCTTTAATTGTTCCAATACTTTCTCACATTCGCTAAACTTGTCAGTTTCAATATCTCCAGTTCCAAAACATCTCTTGTATAGATTTTTAAGAATAGAAGTGTATGTTTTTAATGAGGACACACTCAAAGACGGTCTCTTTTCCTTAATGAAATCAGATAGGTTAAACTCTTCCATATATACATATGTTAATATTTAATTTTTTAAATATTAACGAGTGAATTAACTTTACTTATTGAACTAACGCCGCCATAGCAGGCGGCATGAAATTGCGACTAGCGAAATTCACAGACGATGCTTGAGACATCGTCGCAGGATGAACTCCTCCAAATGCCGAAATAAGATTACCTCCGATTCTTACAGTTGATTTTTCAAGTCCTCTTCCTCTCATATTACCAGCATACAAACCATTACCAGCAAATAGACCTCTTCCTCTTTGCGACCTCGACTGAGACGACATACTACGACCTCTCGATTGTTCTACTTGGCGTGATTGTTTAGAATTTAACATTTGGCGACTTTGCGACCCTTTTACTCTATTAGATAAATCATTATAACTAGAACCCAGATTTCCGTATGACGCCATTTCTCTCATACCAGCATTACCTAGTTGAGAATAAGGTTCTTCTTCCGCATATTTCATGTAAGCAGGTGCTTTTGACTTGTATTTATTCACTTCTGCTACTCCTCGCTGGTAAGATGGGTGTTTTTGAACATATTCTGTAGCGTAATCTTGTGCGTAATCTTGTGCGTAATCTCTCGCCATATTTCCGTAGTGTCCCATCTGTGGCGAACCGTATCCTTCATCAATTGAATCTACATTCATATTTCCCAAATCATCAAAGGCTTGGTCGCTTAACGATCCTAACATTGCTGCACCTGCTGGAATGAACGGAATGAATGCTGGATTACTTGCTGCTAGAGCCGCCGACCCCATAGCAATTCCTGCTCTTGCTCCTTGTTTCAAAACAGGTGCTCCATATTTCAATCCCTTTTTAAACATACCATATAAACTACCGCCTTCCATACTATTCCTATCCATCTCCGCTTGAGTCATTTGCATCGTATGGACTTTTCCTTTTCCAAATTTACTCATCATTGATTTTGTATGATCTGGTAAAATAAACATTTCCATCGCATCACTGGCGTTATCAGGACGACTGACTCTGACTGCCCCACCTCTCATCAATCTCAACAATTTTGGACGACTAAGACCTTTTATATGAACCTTACTGAATTCCATTATACATATAGGATTATATAATAATTTGAGATTGCCTAAAGAGATGTTAAATTGGGTCGGATAAAAAATAGGTGTTTGTCTTTATATTGGTTGAGTATTGATTAAAATAGCAGTTCAATTTTTTATTTATTCTAGTTTTTATACTCGTGCCCCTAGGAGCACGTTAAGAGCCAGAGATTGCCCATATTCCAAAAAAATGTAATAATCTACTGGTTGAGCAGAAGCATTAACACCCTGTAGAACAACTGATTTAGGAACGGAACGCTCGATTGGGAGTTGGCGTTCTACATTCACAAAATAATAACAATACTTGTTCTCAAAATCCAGTTGATTTATCAAAGATGAACCAAGACCATCAACTTGGTTTCCATTAACCGCATTCTGACCATTGAGTTGCTGGAGGAACGCCTCATAAGTATAACGCTGGTTATTGTAAATAGCGTTCTGTCCAGAAATTTGAACATTAAAGTTATACAAATGACACAAGGGAGATGTAGTTCCACCGCCACAATCATCATAAGGAGACAACAAAGGAGACAATGCAAGAGTAGCGTTATATGATGAATTGAAAAAAGGAATAACCAACACGCTTTTAATATTAGCAATACCGTTGGTAATCAAGTTATTGAGCGTTCCACCAGAACCAATATTTAACACTTGGTAAGAATACACATCGCTATATTCAATATTTTTAACAGGAGAAGACAAATAAGCACTTTCATAGATTGGGTTAAAAACAACAGATGGAACATTCAGCATCACAGACCGAGCCAAGACACCAGTAACCGCACCAGCACCATTTACACCACCAAGCACATTTGAACCGACTGAAAGAGAAACGCTATAAGTTGCAGCAACGAGAGCAGCATTACCGTTCAAAAGGTTCATTGAGGCGACCATAATAGGATTGATTCCACCACTTGGAACATTTACAGTTGGTGCACCGAGAGAGGTTGCTAAAACACTTGTGAATTGAGTAGTTGCGTTATTGAGCAGCAAAGTAATCTTCATAAACACACCTTTTGACAAGACCATTTTATCAAAGAAAGGGTGGAGATGACGCAACATAATATTCGCCATAATAACAAATTGAAGACCATTTGTTCCTGCAGCACCGTTTGTCTGTGTTTGAATATATGATTTGTAAATGTTTTTAAGATTGGTCACAGAAACAAACGCCGAAAATAGTTGCGTTCCAGCAACACCAGTAATGCCTGAAGGATTTAAATTAAACGCTCTTTGGCGTTCATACAAACCACGATTGAAACTTTCCTGTGGATTCAACGCAGCAGAAACGACAGGCTGGAGTTGATAGTTGTTGTTATTACAGCAACCAACTCCAACAAGCGAAACAGCGGCACTTGCTTCCCACGAACCAGATGTGTCTGGGAAGAACCCAATGCTTGAGCCAATAGTTGAAACATCTTGCCAAGACATGGTGGTTAATAGGCGAAAATTGTTAAATAAGTTAATAAACGCTGTTTGCTGGATTATAGTTGAGCCCTGCAAATCAACACTAATAGAGTGAATAACGCTGGCGTAGTTATTTTTCAATCCAAATCCATAATCAGCACCAGTTGCCGCAGTCGCAGGATTGAAAGTTGCACCAGAGGTAATAGACAACAATAGCGGAACGGACAATATGCCTTCACGCCAAGAAATGTACTTATTACTGTTTGATAAGGCACTTGTATCCAGCGTTAAATTGTTAGACGCATACGAGGTGTTATTATTGTCCATTATGCTAATCCAATCTTTCCTCAAAAAGATTGACGGTGCTTGTTCGCTTGATTGAGACATATCAAAGACAACATTATCCATTTTATAATATAGAATTAGAAAAGAAATTCTAGATTATACCCACAGACTTCCTAAAGAAAGACAATCTCCTACAGTTTCGTTTCTTCAAAATTTAATATTAGAAGGCTTCTTTCCCTTGTGTCTAATTTCCAGCGATTGTAAAGCACCCATCGATTGCATTTTACCACCGCACATTCTACCACCGCTCATTCCACGCCCATGCATTCCCATCCCAGTAATTGCCTTCATCTCTTCAGGGGATGAATACGATGATGCATTACCAGCACCACCTCGTGAAAGCAAAAATGAACCACCACTCATAATAGGTTGCTTAAAACTTCTTGATTTGAGAAAAAATCCAGTATGCTTTACCATCTATACTATACCTTAATATTAAATACATTGGGCTTGTTTCTTGCGAAGATTCCTAAAACGCAATATTGAAACCATAATCGTATTTAACAACGACAACTGTTTCTGTATCGCTAAATCCTTTGACATCTCACTTACAGTATCTGTTTTAAAATCGGTCATTAATCTCATTTGTTCTCTCGCAAAATCATCATACAGACGGTCTAAAAATTGAGGGGTTATTTCAGCACCAAAGTTTGACATTTTATATATAATGTAAGTATTCTAAAGATGCTAAATAAACGAATCTAGATTATCACAGACCTCTCTCTTATACACAAAACAATTGTCATATTTGTATCTTGAATGGTAATAGGACTTCCAGATTGTCCTCTCAATTGAAAGACTAAAGACGCAGTTGTTCCTTGAATTGTATTATATGTAAATTCGCTTGGCTGAATCACAATTTGTGAGCCTAAAGCACCTGTTGGAGTAATAGCGAAAATGTTAGTTGATGGATTAGAATAAATATTATTGACTAAATTACAGTTTAAGAATAGCGTTGGATTGGGTTGCACTTGGGGAGCAACGCTGGAATGATACGAAAGATTAGTTCCAATATTCGTGTTTTGCGATGTAGCAAACCCTGCCACATAACCGACTATTTTGTAAAAGTTGTTGGTTGCTGGTATAGTAATTAAAGGATTGAAAACCTGAGTTGGATATCCACCCCACGCTAAAGCACCTGTTGCTGGATTTGCTACTGGTTGAGTAAATCCTGTCGGCAATGATGTTGGAACTGGAAATGTATTAATATCCACGCTGTATCGATTGACATTCACAAGGAATTCCGCATAATACACATTTTCACTTGCGGAATTGATTAGGTAATGACCGTTTTGTATCATCGTGAATTGTAGGAAATTGTTAATATCCGCTATTTCGTAGATTCCTGCTGGAATAATCACTTGGTATGTGGTGGTTGTTACGCCTACAACCCAAGTATAAGAAAATTGGTTGTTGTTTAAAACAGTTGCCGATGTATCAATATTATACCACGCATAATACATGCTTACAGATGACACCGCTATTTCATGATTTGGGAACGACACACTTGATGGAAAGTTATAAACCAAAGTAGAATTCGTCCTATCACTTGCCGACACATTTGAACCTGTTAAAATAATGGAACTCATTCCTTTTCCGCTATTTTGACCAACTGATGCGAATGATTGCGAATGCACATTTTGAAAGGTTGATTGTCTTCTCATATACTTATCAAAGAGATTATAATTCTTATATATAAACTTCTAAATTAATCTACATCTCTATTAGGGTTAATTCTAAAATAGCGTTTTGGGCTTCTCTTTTTGGGAGAATATCACGAGACATTAATTTAACAATTAAGCGTTTTAACTCTTTCACCAACGAAGGATTGTTGTTGCCTGCTACTATTTCGCCACGCAATATCGTGAATCGTCTAAAGTCTTCATCATTTTTATCTCTCGCTGGATTTGGTGTTGAAATAGATTGAATTTGTGCCTCTTGTAAAATCTTATGTAGAACTTCTTGGTCTGTTGTAATCAAATCATTAATCATCTCAAATGATGGAACACCTTTTTCCATTATCGTTGATAGAATTTTACTCAATTTATTCGAAATCTTTTGACTAGGCAACTTCGGCAAAGCACCACCTTTTGGACTGCGTAGCATCAAAATATCATTTGACAATTTGAATTTATTAATAGCATAACGCCCAAACGGCATATACGCTGGTTCTTTCTCAATGACACCGGCGATTTTCAATTTGATTGGTTTTTTAGACGACGACGACGGTTTTACCTCTGCTTCTTCTTTAATCGTAAAACAAACACCTTTACCTGACATTCGTCTATTTTTACTCTTTTTTACACCTGTTCCTTCTATTGGTTTTCGTGATTGAATCAAATCATACAAGTCTCTCACATTTGTCTTATTTATCCAATATGTAAAACTGGCTGGGTCTCCCACCTTTTTAGAAGCCCCTGTCTTTATCACATCAATACTAACAACATTTCCATTCATCTCTAAAGGACCGCCTGTTTGTTCTAATGCTCCTAATGCTAATACTCTTGTTCGTGCATCTGATTTTGCTAATTGTTGTAATAAATCCTCAAACGAACCTTCTTCAATTACTTTTGTCATTCTGCCTGTAAAAACCTCTGCTTGAACTGGTTCTGCTTCTGATGTAAATGCCGTTGCTGTAGGAGTTCTTTTTCCACCTCCTCCTGCATCACCCTCTAATGATTTTGACCGTTTTGATGCTAATGACGATTTCAGTTCTTGTCTTTTCTCTGCTAATTGAATAGGTGTTAATGATTGGTCTATTTCTGCTTCAGCAGTAGCAGGTAATAATCTAAATTTCTTACCACCTTTTAGTTCTGATACTTTTTCTTCTTCTGGAACTCTTAAACTAGGCATAGCAGATTTTGTCCCACGACTTTTTGGTCTAGAACTCCCAAATGATTCTTGTTGAACTAATTCAGCAGGTGGTGGTTGCCCACGCATTTCTGCTAATGCTATGTTTTTCTGTCCTCTTACACTCATTGTTTGTTCTTCTGTTTCTCTTGATGGTTTTCTAGAAATAGGAGCATTCTCCATACTATCATTAAACTCTTCTAAATCAGCAATCGCATCATCAGGCAACGATATATATTCCAATATGTTTCGTGCAGTTGTATTCACCTTGACATTATCACCATTATCAATATCCATTTCAAGTTGTTCTAAAGCACTATATATTGATATTTTTGAAGGTAAATTAATAATATTTGGAATTTGCATGTCTTCTCCAGCCATTGACTCCATCTCTCTTGCTGCAGCAATCCTATCAGGCAATTCCCCTTTGTAAGCAATCAAACCCTTAACATACGAAATTTGCTGTAATAATCCACTTTTTAATCTCGGTTCAATAGGCATAGAAGAAATACGCTGTCGCACTTCATCTAAATCATCGCCATCTATCAATTCACGAAGCATCTCGTCCGTCATCTGTAAATTACCAGCGTTTGATTGTTGTAAATTCATTTCAATACCTGCTGTTATATCTTGTTTCATAGATAGATTTTTCAACGCTTGGATAAAAATAACAGACGGAACACCGAGAGACCAAATAGGTTTTAGCGTTTGATATAAACTTGGAAATGACTGAACCGCTTGTTGAATCAATTCAGGTGGAAGACTTGTCACGATTTCATTCGCATTCGCACCATCAGTCAAAGTCAATAATAGACTGTTCAATTTGATTTTGAGATTTTCAATATCTCTCAATTTTTCTTCTACACTCCGTGTATCTTGGGGCATCGACGGAACATTACTCATATCACCGCTAATACTTGCAGAAACAGCATTATATACGAATGATTGATTCTGTATTTCTTTGTTTAAATTCGCCATGTATTGGTTCAAATATTTTTGGTAATCCATAACTTTTGATTGAGGCGGCAGTGACATTTTATATTATTACTAAAGATAAAAAATAATATAAAAAACACACCCCATTATTTATTGGAGAATGCTTTGTTGGCTCAATTTTGGTAGAGCATCAGTCTGTTAAACTGAAGGTTGTAAGTTCGAGTCTTACACAAAGCGAGATTTATATGTAGATTATTATCTATCTATATATAAATGACTTATTTCTTACAGAGAGAAACGAATCGCAATTCTGCTGTTCCACATTTTTTCCTACGCCACATTTTCAATTGGGTAGAATACATCGCCAAAAGTATTGAAACATCCGACTCGTTTAATGCTGTCCTATTTTCTCCTAAACCACCTACATTATGAAATTTCGTCTTTACACAAATATTGCCATATCGCAAAACACCGCCATATTTATTGTATGAAATAAGCGTTCGTTCGTAATCATCTTTTTGGCAAATTTGCTCTGATAAAGGTATTTTATCATTTATAAATGCATACATGCAACCAATGCAGAACCGCAAATCTGTTGTTATTTTATCATGCATAAAGAATGCATTACGACATGGATAAATCCCTGCCAGTTGAAGTCCTTTCTCTCTTAACTTGTTAAACATATCATCAAATAAATCACTAATATTAGGCAATCGTTCCATCGTCTGTTCCGTCTTTGAAATCAAACGATAAACCATCTCTATATCATCGTCCATTGATACTATACATTCGCCCATTTCGAAATAATCGTTTATAAAATTACGCTGTTGTGGCAAACCAATTACACCTACTACGATACGATAATCAGGGTTCTCTTTAGCATAAACGACTGCTTCTTCGGCGTTTGCGACAAATATGAAAATCCTTGTAGGGGACACTCCATAAGATTTTAATACTTTCAATGTTTTCTCTCTTAGTGCAATGGGTCGCTTATAGGATGGTATGGCTATTATCCAATTTAACATAATTATAATATATCACAATATAATAATGATACAAATATTACCCACAATTGACAAGCAAGAATTCGTGCTTTTAGAACAACTTGTAAATAAACAGAAAATACCTTTTCAACAAGCAGGCAACAGATGCGGCTTTCCAAAATTCCGTGCGATAACTTTTGGATTGACTAAATATCGCTGTGACAGATTTATTTCCTGTTGTAAAGGTAATGAGAAATACCCTGAACTGTTTCAAGAACTATTTAGAATTGGAGAGAAATATTGTCCGATTTCATTTACAAGTGTGTATATTAATAATAATATTGTTTGTCCTAAACATATTGATAAAGGTAATGCTGGACTTTCATGTATTATCTCATTAGGCGATTATAGTGGGTGTAATCTTGTTATTGAGGACAAAATATATGATGCTAAATATACACCCATCGTGTTTGATGGCACGAAATTGGAACACTGGAACGAGAACACATTGGTAGGCGACAAATACAGTTTGGTCTTCTTTAATGTTAAAAATTGATATTTTCTCTCTGTCTATATATAAATGACTTATACGATTTTACCATACACATTCCAACAAGCGAAAAAATTAGGAGTTATTGTTAAACCATCTCGTTTTTCTAAATACAAGATTGACATTTATGACCTAAAAGGTAATTATGGATTTAGCGGAGGCGATTCTCGCTATAGCGATTATCCTCATTACATAAAATCACACGGCAAGGAATACGCTGACGAACGACGGCGTTTATATCACATACGACACAAAGGAGAGACATTACGAGGACGACTAATAGCGGAATTATTATGGTGATTAAAATGGAAGCGTCTCAACCCAATCCAAATGGTATTTTGTTTTATCGTGATGCGATTTGTTCTTGAGTGAAAATATCTTATCGCAACCACAATGCACAGTTGTCTCTGCTTTGGGTTTTGGGGGAACATTGTTAATAAAGTCTAAATGTAATTGTGTTTTGAGATGACATGATTTATGAGAAATTACCACTGATGAACCACAAGCACACACATAATGGGTTGGTTTTTCTTGTTTTTCTTCTTTGGGAACTTGGTTAATAAAGTCTAAATGTAATTGTGATTTCAAATGTCGTGCTTTACAAGCAATTACTACTGATGAACCACAAGCACACACATAATGAGTTGGTTTTTCTTGTTTTTCTTCTTTGGGAACTTGGTTAATAAAGTCTAAATGTAATGGAGATTTCAAGTGTCGTGCTTTACAAGCAATTACTACATTTGAACCACATTCACAAGCATAATGGGTTGGTTTTTCTTCTTCATGCAACGCATCTATTAATATCTTCATTCCATTAACAGCATCAGTAAGTTCTTTCACATAAAACTTCAATAAATCTCGTTTTGCTTCATCTCTTGACGCAAATTTGTAAGCATAATTATCAATTTCTTCATCTATTAACTTCGTTTCAAATTTAGATAAAACAACCAGCGTCGGTTGTTCTTTACGAGAAAGGAGTAATTTGTTTTGTCTAAACGCTTTCAAAATGTTATTATATTTGGTGTAGGTTTTAATGAGTTTTTTTCTAGGGAACTTGTCATAATCGTCGGTCTCATTCACAATTATCTCGCATAAATCAGTAGGTTTATTCATTTGTTATTGTTATAGATAAAGAAATGATTATTTCTAAATCAATTTTTTATTTAATATATAAGAATAAGATAGAGGTTGAGGTTGAGGTTGAGGTTGAAAAGATGTTTTAAGGAATTTCAGATAGGGCTTGGACTTTAAAAAATCTATGGTTATTTATTTACTTTTCTTTTTCATTTTTCTTTTCTTTTCTTTTTCATTTTTCTTTTCTTTTCTTTTACATTATTTAAAACAGACCATCATTTTTTCTGGTGGAGTCTTGGAAATTGGAATTTCCACTTTTCAACCTCAACCTCACCCTCAACCTCCCTCTCTATCTTATTCTTACTTTCTTATAAAACAAAAAATAATAAAGAATGCTTACTTACTTACATCTAATAAAAGGAATAATCTATATATTTAAAGGTTAAGTTAATAATTAGGATTGTTGCAATCATACAATCCAATAAAACAACCATTATTATTTGAAATTCCATATTCGTTGCGAATATATCTATTTATACAATTTTGAAAGTCTATCATATTACACTTCTTAAATTCAATACTAGTAAAACCAATTATGTGATGTATAATCTCTTTTATGGTAACAACATAAGAAATATCCAAAGTTTGAATTAAATGTATTTCACAAAATTTCTTAATCTCTCTATTAAATCTAATATAATTGATAATATCACGATTTAGTAGTTTTTGCTTATGATTTCGTATTCCATGATTAGTTAATATATGTTTTTTAGAACATACATAATCACAACAGTCGCATTTAAAGGTTTTGATTGACAACATAGTTTTAAGATTGTTATTAATTTATGGTTAAAATAGCAATTCAATTTTTTATTTAATCCATTCCAATTCCATTCCAAATTCCAATTATTCCATTCCAAATTCCAATTATTCCATTCCAAATTCCAATTATTCCATTCCAAATTCCAATTATTCCATTCCAAATTCCAATTATTCCATTCCATTCCA